AAATAGCTAGAACTGGTCGAGTTCAGCAATGGATAGACAATCCCACCAATCGTCTACCGGTGTCATGCACCATCTTTAACGTCGATGATTCTATGGAGGGACCAAATGGAATCGAAGCAAGCTGGCGTTTTGTTAGCCATGCTCTACGCTTTGGAGCAGGAGTCGCAGTCCACTTGTCGGACATTAGACCAAAAGGAACAAAAACAAATAAAGGACCTGATACTCTCGTTGCGAGTGGACCAGTGTCATTCGCAAAAATCTACTCTACATTAAATGAAATTCTTAGGCGCGGGGGGACGTACCGGAATGGCGCTTGCGTTCTCCATCTTGATATTACACATCCCGATATTCTTGATTATGTCAACGTTGATCGGTCAGAACTTCCGTGGGTCAAAAGATGCGTTGACCTCACCAGAGGACAGTGGCATTCTGCGGAGCCTGAAACAAAGGAAGCAATACTTAAAGGAATTGCAAGAGGGGACATTTGGCTCAACAAAATAAAACACGATAAAAATGGAAAACGAATCAGAAGCAACGTCTGCCTTGAGGTTTATTTGCCCTCACGCGGAACGTGTCTCTTACAACATATCAATCTCGGCGCCTGTCTTATCGGCGACCTACGACCAAGTTTCCGTGAAGGCATGCAAGAACTGTGCGAGCTCCATGGTAAAACAGGTGTTGGAGCAACTGGTGAATACCTAGCTCCAGAGGTTGACAGACAAGTAGGTTTAGGAATGCTTGGTTTAGCTAACTTCCTAGCCAACAACAACATTACATATGCCCAGTTTGGCGAAGCTTTAGAAGCTGTTAATAACGGTGAAAGCTACGAGGGTTACGCGGGATTAGCTGCACGCGAACTTTTTCTGGGCATACAAGATGCAGCTTACATTGCAAAAAGAAACAAGATGGACAGGGCTTTCGCTATAGCCCCGACTGCAAGTTGTTCATATAGAAGTAGAGATATTAAAGGTTTCACTGCAACACCAGAAATAGCTCCACCTATTGCACGTACTGTTGATAGGGATTCAGGGGAGTTTGGTGTAGAAACAGTTGAATATGGCGACGTAGAAATAGCCAGTCAAGTTGGCTGGGAGAGTTATAAAAAAGTAGCAGATCAGATAATGATTATGCTCGATAGAACAGGTTTGCTTCATGGCTATAGCTTCAACAGTTGGAGTGATATGGTGACTTACGATGAGGCATTTATAGAAGAGTGGCTAGATAGTCCACAAACTTCTCTCTATTATTCTCTACAAGTAATGGGAGACACGCAGGATAAGACAGATGCTTATGCAGCATTGTCAGATACTGCTGTAGATGATTACTTAGCAGACATAATGAGCAACAAACCAGACGAAATAACTTGTGATTGTCAGCAATGAATCCCTATATAAAACTTCTAAGTCGTAAAAGAACTTGGACACCAGTACAAACATCTAAAGGAAAATTAAAAGAAGGTGCAGAAGAAACCATCTACCGTGCTCTTGCAATACGCCATATGGAGTTACCAGTTGGCGCGTTTATTACAGAAGCACTTGATAAAAATGTTCCCGACTCTGCCAGAGCACTTCTAGAGTCAAACGTTAAGGATGAGATCAAGCATGATCTTGCTCTTGGTTATATCACCAACGCATTAGGCGTAGATGAAAAAGCCGAAGCCGAAGCACTACGCCTACGGGCAGCTTGGGAAGAGCATCCAGACCACACAATTTGTAAAGCGTTAGTAGCAGAGAGAGCAATCTTTTTTGTTCTACTACCATTCTTTAGATTTTGTGGTGACGCAGGATTGAGAACAGTATCAGCAGATATATCTAGAGACGAGCAAGTACACGTAGCAACTAACAGTTTGGTATGTGCAGAGCTAGGTCTCAAGCCAAGTAAATCGTTAGACCTTCTACGTAAGGCAACAATTAACTGGGTAATGCAACCTTTAAAACAAAGTTCCGATAAATATTTGGACAAAAAATTTTGGCTCGATGCTTCAGACAGACTTATGTACGAAGGCAAAGCACCAGAATTTTCTCAGACTAAGGCAGCTAGAATGCCTGCATTTTTTGAACACTCGAATGTCAATCTCCCTCAATACTCTTAAGCTGCACAACGACAGACTTGATGAGTTATTAAAGAAGTTAGAACAGAACTTCGGGTGGAAACCAGTTCACCCAACAGAAGATATAAACACAATTATGTACAGAGCTGGTCAAGCCAGCGTCATTGAGTACATCAAATCAATAGAAGAGGACGAAATCTAATGTGCGTATTCGGAGGGGGTTCAACCCCTGCACCACCACCACCATTACCACCAGCTCCACCACCACCTTTACCTCCTACACCAACAGCACCACCTCCTGATCCAGTCATCAAGGATGTGAACCCACAGGTAAAGAGAGCTAAAGATGACCGTGGTAATAAAAATAAAAACCAATACTCAAAAGGTACAGGTTCGTTAAGGATTAAATTAAATCCAAAAGTAAATACAGGTACAGACCAAACAACTGGGGGACTTAACTAATGTTAGCCCGTGAGAGATACAACCAACTGGCAACTGATCGACAACAATTCCTAGACAAAGCCGTTGATTGTTCAAAACTCACGTTACCTTATTTAATTCAAGACGATAACTCTTCAAGACCTACACATGAAGTTCTAAATATTCCTTGGCAAAGTGTGGGAAGTAAGTGTGTTGTGACTTTAGCTGCAAAGCTTATGCTCGCAACCCTTCCTCCCCAAACTAGCTTTTTCAAGTTACAAGTTAGAGACGATAAGTTAGGTGAAGATATACCAGCAGATGCGAGAGCAGAATTAGATCTATCTTTCTCCAAGATGGAGCGTATGGTCATGGACTACATCGCTGCATCAAATGACAGAGTTGTTATACACCAAGCACTTAAACATTTAATTGTTGGTGGTAATGCTCTTTTATTTATGGGTAAAGATGGTATAAAAAGCTATCCATTAAATAGGTATGTCGTCAATAGAGATGGAAATGGTAACGTCCTAGAAATAGTTACAAAGGAATTGATAAGTAGAGATGTTCTCGGCTATGACATTCCAGTCAAGACCCCGAACACTGGTATCGACGAAACCAAAGGACCAAAACCTGATGATGTCGAAGTTTACACGTGCGTGAAACTAAATAACGGCAGATGGGAATGGCACCAAGAGGTAGAAGATATGATTATTCCCGGTACACGTAGTACAGCTCCTAAGAATGCAAGTCCATGGCTCGTCCTGACTTTTAATTCTGTTGATGGAGAACAGTATGGACGTGGCAGGGTAGAAGAGTTCCTCGGCGATCTTAAATCTTTAGAAGGTTTGTCACAAGCATTAGTCGAGGGCGCTGCTGCTGCCAGTAAGGTAATTTTTCTGGTCAGTCCTAGCTCAACCACGAAACCAGCAACTATCGCAAAGGCTGGAAATGGAGCCATCGTACAAGGCAGGGCAGAAGATGTACAAGTTGTACAGGTTGGTAAGACAGCCGACTTCTCAACTGCTGCGAACATGGCACAGAGTATTGAACGAAGGTTACTAGAAGCTTTCCTTGTTATGAATGTAAGGCAAGCAGAGAGAGTAACAGCAGAAGAAGTACGACTTACACAATTAGAACTAGAGCAATCATTGGGTGGAATATTCTCGTTGATTACTACACAGTTCTTATTACCTTATTTGAATAGAACACTTCTAGTTTTACAGAGAAGTAATGAAATACCTAAGTTACCTAAAGATATAGTCAGACCAAAAATTGTTGCTGGTATAAATGCTTTAGGACGTGGACAAGATAGAGAAGCACTCACTATGTTTGTACAAACTATTGCACAGACACTAGGACCAGAGAGCTTGATGCAATACATCAATCCTTTGGAAGCTATCAAACGTCTTGCTGCTGCACAAGGTATAGATGTACTTGGATTAGTTAAGACTGAAGATGAACTATCTGCACAGAAGGAAGAGATGATGCAGAACAAACAGAACCAGACACTACTTGAACAAGCTGGTCAGTTCGCTAACTCACCTATGGCAGATCCAAAAAATATGGATCAAATGGCACAACCACCTGAAGAATAATGTCAGAAACACTTTCATATGATAATACTCCTGACACAGAGGTCCTTACTCCAGAGGAGCAGGACTCTCTACAAGTAGGAGAAAAAATGGTAGCCGAACAAGAAGGGCTACTTGCAGGAAAATATAAAAACGCAGAAGATTTAGAATCTGCATATTTAGAGTTACAAAAGAAACTTGGACAACAAGACGAAGATGGTGACGTTGACGAAGGAGAGGCAGAGGAGTATGAAGAGGAATTATCTGAAGATGCTCCTGCTGTTTCACTCATAAACGAAGCGTCAGCAGAGTACTACGCCAACGATGGCACCCTATCAGAGGAAACGATTGCTAAATTTTCTGAAATGAGCAGTCAAGATTTAGTGAATGCTTACTTAGAAATACAAGCAAACAATCCTCAAGCTCCTACGCAGGCTGCTGAAATGTCTGAAGCACAAATTAATAGTGTACAGAATGCAGCAGGCGGAGAAGCAAATTACAACAGAGTAGTTGAATGGGCTGCTGATAATCTTCCTGATAATCAGATTGATGCCTTTGATTCTGTTGTTGATTCAGGAAACCCAGCAGCAATAAACATTGCTTTCCAAGGACTCCAAGCTCAATACAATGACGCTAATGGATACGAAGGAAGAATGCTGCAAGGTAAAGCACCTTCTAATTCTCGTGATGTATTTAGATCACAAGCTGAATTAGTAGCAGCAATGTCTGACCCTCGTTATGAATCTGATGAAGCATACAGAGCAGATGTTGTAGAAAAATTAGATAGATCGGATGTGAAATTCTAATGGGATTAGCAGACAGACTTAGAGAAAGGCGCGAAACCTACGAAAAAGCAGGCGTAGCTAAGCCAATTAAAAAGAGAAAGAAAGTTGAAAGCCTTTTAGAAAAATTAAAGATCCTAAAAAAAAGAAAGAAAAAATAATGGATCCCTATCGCGAAGCTTTAGAAAAGCTAACTGAAAACATTTACCCTTACGAACCACCCATAGAAATCATGGACAACAACAACCACTGGAAGAATGCAGAAAGACTTAATGGCTGGCTTGCCATGCTCGGCGTTGTCGCTGGCATTGGTGCTTACGCCGTTACCGGTCAACTCCTTCCCGGCGTCTTCTAGTCCTTACGACTGGAAAATGACATGTGCAGAATGGAATGAAAACAGAATTGAGGTCCTTACTGATAACGATCTCAATCCTGATGCACGTGAATACTTAATAGATTATTTACTAACTAAAGTTGATGGAGAGTGCGACGCTTATACCATACTTTAATTATCATCACTAACTTATTTATCATCGCTGGCGTTGTACGCCACTGGAACAGCATGTCACATCAATCAGACAAGATGCAAGCAAGCGCTACAAGATTTGGATTTTGCAATGAGCAAGAAAAACGTCAGCCTGAAGATAGGCAAACACAAGAGTCGGACCGGAGGTCTGACAGCAG